GTTGTGCGTGAATTGCAGCGCGTTTGTCACCCCGTTTGGTGACACAGAACCCGTAGTCACAGTCAGACTAAGGTTGTTCCAGTTGTTGTTTGCCCCACCAGAACTTGCAAATGTCTCCGACCAGTTCAGAAGATTGGTGTAACCCTGCTCCACCAACAGGCCGTAGGTTGCATTGAGGCGCGGCCAATAGATGGCGCTTGTCGTTGTCGGCCCAATGTAACTTTGCGGGGCATTGCATACTTCGATGTGTCCACCGAACGCAAAGAGGCCAGCCGTTGATCCGGCCCCATTGTATTGAACCGCTCCACCGTTGGCAATCAACGTAGGCGCAACACCAACACCCGTGTTTGTTAGAAAAATGCCACCAATCAACGTGTTTGCTGCGGCAAGGTAAGACACCTGCATCCGCAACCAACAGCGATACCACCCATTACCAACCGAAGTCATGCCGTAATCGGTGTACGCGGTTCCTGCACGGATGGACGGACTGCCAAGCGTCACTCCGTTTCGCAGATCAAACGCCATGCTGATGTTGGATGCCGAGCCAGCACCAAAAGTCAGTATGACGGTCGGACGAACAGGACTTGATGAAGTGTCCTCCTTGACGTACACGCTGTAAGTGCAAACGTAATCACGAACGCTGGTGACACCCGCATTGAGGCTATTGATGCCGTGTTGACCACCCAAACCCGTATTTTCATCAATACGATCAGCATTACTTCCGCCAAATGGGTCGGTAGTGGCGTTTGAAGTGACGGTTGCTCCCGCAAGACTCCACGACCCCATCGTTTCGCTTTGCAGGCACAGGTTGTGCCGACCGTATCGAACCGTTCCGGTGGTGTCGATGTAGGTCGCAAGACCGCTGCGGCTGTACGTCCACCCTGCGTTGGTGACATCATCCAGCGTGGACATCGTGGTGAAGTCCGAGTCAAACGCTGGGGCAGGGATGCCGCCCGCCGAATAGATGAACCAGAACTTGCGGGCGGCAAGCATTACGGCGTGAACCCCTGCGTGTAGGTGCCATACCAATTCACGCCATCCGCCACGAACACCAGCACGTCCATCTTGCCCGCTGCCGCCGTGATCGTCGGTGCGCCCGCCGTGGGCCACTTCACGCCCGTGAACGTCGCCGTTCCGTTGCCTGTCGCCGCCGCTTGCTTCAGCAACAGCATGAAGGACTTGCCAGCCGTCGCGGTCGGCATCGTGAAAGTGCAAGCGGTCGATGCCGTCAAGGTCGCCGTCTGAATCGTGCCCGTGGTGATGTCGAACGTGTGGGATGAAGTGACGGTCCCGATGGCGTTGACGGTTTCGCTCACGCCCTTGACCGTCGTGTTGCCCGATGACACCGACAGCGCCCCGGCCATCGACACGTCCGCGCCGGAAAGGGTGATCGCCAACGTCGTGCCCGAACTACGGATCTCGTTTCCGCCAATGATGACATCGCCCGTGGTGGTCACGTCGCCGCCAGCCGTCCACGAAGGCGCACCCGTGCTGAGTTTGGCTGGCGTGATCGCCCCGTTCACCACCGTCCATACGGTCTGGTTTGAGGACAGCGCGATGTCCACATACGTTCCATCGCCAAGCGTGGAAATCGGAGTCAAGCCCAACGTCGTGCGCTGCGCCAAGGCCGATGCATCGTCCAACAACGCCCGCCCCGCTGCCGTGCAGGTGATCTCCTCCACCGATCCCGCACCCGCCGAAGATCGGCCAAGCAGCCGATCCGTCGCGCTGACGTTCTGAATCTTGGCGTAGGTGACCGCCTGATTGTCAATCGTCCACGTCGCACCCGCAACGCTTACCGTGATGTCCCCCTTGTCGCCATCAAGGCTGGCATTCTGCCACACGCCGCTGGTCCCGTTCCAGCGCAACAGGTCGCCCGTCACGGGGCTGCTGAGGAGGACATCGGAAAGTTCTTCCAACTCCTGATAGTTCTGAATGTTGATGAAGATGCTGCCCGCGCCCGCGCCCGCCTTCTTGACAAGGAAGCCGACCCGCACGCCGTGCTTGGGCTGCGTCGGGAGCGTCGATGTCATTTCCCCTGCCGTGCTGGACAGGTAAAGCGCCGTGCCTTCGTTTCCTGAATACCCAATAGTGGCCAAGCCCGTCAGGTAGCCGAACACCTGCACGAACCCGGTGCTGTTGGCGGCAATGGCTTCCGCAGCAACGCCAATGGTGTATGCGCTGGTCGCCTCGGCGTCCGCATCAGCCAGATCAATCATCAACTCGGTTGCCGCGTGCGACCCAGCAACGTAGACCACCGCACCCTTTGGGATCGGCGTGGTGTTGCTGACGTTGCGGCCACGCTTGTACAACGCCTGTCCATGCTTCAGGTTGACATTCGCATCCATACCCAACGAAAGGGTGGAATACGTTGCGTCCCAATACTGACGGCCAACGGCGTCGGTCGGGGTGGTCGGCGTGATGTCAAAGTCCAACCGCTCGGTGTTCAGGTCGATGACAGTCACTTCATCCGGCAAGCCCACCGTGATCGTGGTGCCCGCAACCGCCGTGGTGACCTCATTGACCGTCCCGGCGACCGTGATCGTGCCGCTGCCCGTGATGGCGGTTCCCGGCCCGTTGTCGGCAGCGGGGGTGATGCTGGTGACCGTGCCGCTTCCCGCGTTCGTCCACGCGGTCGCGTAGTCCGCGTTGCTGGTCTTGACAAGAGACTGTCCGGTGGTGCCGCCCGCCGGGACGCCGGGACCGGGCTGGCCCTGCGCCACCGAAATCGTCACGTCATCGCCGCTGATGGTGATTTTCGCTGCCGACATCAGCCGACCTCCGAAGTGACCTGAACCGAACCGTTTGCGATGTAGCGCCGCACCACGCCGCCCGTCCAATGCACCTCAAAGTCGTACCGCCCGTTGCCCTGCGGAAGCGTCAGCGTCGTGGCAGACGGAATGGCGAGGATCTTGGTCTTGGCAAGCGCCGTGGCAACGAACATCGGGCTGGCCCCGATGCTGGACGCCGTCAGGAACACCGTGCCGTTTGGCTGGGCGCACGTCAGCCGCCATTCCGTAGCCGCCCCGATGTCGGCCACGCCGTCAATGGTCAGCGTGACCTGATAGGTCGCGCCCTTGTGGATGTTGATGTTCCAGACTGCCACGTTCCGCTCCTGTCGTTACACGCCACCCACGATGCATTCTACGCGCACCGCATTTGGCATTGAGAACCAGTACTTGGGTCCGAAGGGTGGCGATCCTGCCGTGTTTGAAGTCGGGAACTGCTCCACCATCTCCACGATGGTGTCGTTGCTGATCGGAAGCGCCGTGATGGTCGCGTTGGTGTAGACGCCTTGACTCACGCCCGGAGCGATCACGTTGCCAGCATTGCCAGCACCGATGTAGATGTTGCCGTTCTCGGCCATGTTGCGGGCCTTCAGAGTGCCGACCCGCGCATACGCGCCGATTGACACGCTCGGAGCAACGGTCAGCGGATTGGGGTTGGGCTCAACCTCCTCAAACGAGTACACCCACTTCCACGTTTGCAACTGCTCCGCGCCCACGATGCGTGCCGGGAACACTCGCGTGTTGGGCGGCGGAACGTCAATGATCGTTGCCCCGATGCAATTGCGGTACGTCTGCCCCAGCCCCTTGGCGGTGATGACCTGCGCCGGGTCGTTCCACGACGTGCCTTGCAGCCCGAACCGCCAATCGTCCTCCCGGCATTCGCTGATCGTGTGCGGGGAGACCTCCCCGTCAATGACCGACAAGCGGTAGCACACCTTGCCAACCTGTCCCAGATTGACACCGCCCGACGTGTACCACGGCACCCAGCCCGCCCATAGGGTGCGGCCAAATGGCGTGTTTTGGTAACGGCTGGCGTAATCGTCCCGTATGGCCGCCGACATCGGGGTGGGGTTCCAGCCGGGGGTGGTGGTCAGGACGGCTCCTGTGGCATCCTGTGCCACCACAGCGGCCTCCGTGACGTACCCGCTGCCAATGTCCCGTGGAGTCCGGGTCCATGTGGGGCTGGACCCGGCGGTGTACACCTGATTGACAGTCGCGTTGCGCTGACTTATCGGCGTGTTGGCAAGGGAGCAATTGTCGTAGACCGTCAAGCCCTCCACCGACCGCTGCGGCATGATGAGCGTGCAGGACTGCGGGGCACGGGCTTGGAAGCCCTGCTGGTTCCATAGGTTCACCAACGGGTCCGTCCCGCCCGCCGCGCCATTCGTCGGTTGCCCCCCGCCGCGCAGGGTGCAACGGTAGTCGTTCATTGAGGCGTCGTACTGCGCTTGCAGGTTGGTGCGCGAAACGAAACGGAAGCACGATGTCGCGCCGCCCGACACGCCCGTGTACAGGATCACCTGCTTGCTGGTCACGGCAATCGCATCAAGCACCATCGCCAAACTGACGTTTGGCGATCCAAACAGATCCGCCAACCGACGCGGGTACTGCGGGTCCGGTGCGACGAAGTTGTACGGCATCGGCAGGTTGTCGTTTGTCGCTGCCGTCGTGATGTCGGCCATCAACTCGTCGTAGGTCGTGTACCCGTTGACCTGCCACCGACCGTCCGACGAATAGGTGAAGGCGTAGGCGTTGTTCAACTGCGCTGCGCTGCTGAATTGCCACCACCACCGCTGGTCCACCAACTCCACCAGCACGGCCCCGCCGCCCTGTCCCCAAAAGAACGGCTGCGGAGGACGTGCGTACAGGTTCGTCAACTGCAACACGATCCCGCTGGAATCCGCCAGCGTCAGCGTGCAGGACTCCGACTGGTACAACGCTTGCACTTGCGTGGACGCAATCAGCACCTTCGCGCTGGTGTGCTGCGTCATGCCCGCCGGGACATCGACGCTGAACACGTCCGACGTTGCCATCCCCAACTGCCGCGCCGTTTCCACCATCAACTGATCGGGCAGCAGCACGGGTATGACCGTGCCTTCATTCACACCGCCCACGTTAATGAACGCTTGGACGCTCATGAGTAGTTCTGCGGCGTGCCAACGTCGTAGGTCTGCGTCGTGCCACCAGACGGGAACACGCTATTGCTGACGCTCTGCGTGCTGTTGGAGTACCCACGCGCCAGCGGCGTGTTCACCACGTTGCCCGGTGCCCACCAATGCCGCACACCCGTCTGCGTGTAGTAGCCGTTGCTGATCGGCCCGCCCGTGTCATACGCCTCCAGCACGCGGGTGTACATACCCGTGAATGCCCGGTTGCCGCTCTGGTCAACGGTGCCGAAGTTCACCTTCCAATCGTCCTCCACCACCACGAACCCAGCCGGGATGGGACGGAACGTGCGGGCGGGCGGGACGTTCAGGCGCTTGGATTCGCTGCGCTCGGTTACCACCACGATGGGCTTGCCGACTTGGAACACGAAGTCTGACCCCTCCGTGTACAGCGTTTGCAAGCGATGCATCCGGGTCTTGGTGTGGACATGGGTGTGCGCCGATGACGCTGCCGTCGTTTGCGGCTCCCCATCTGTTCCACCTGTCACCTGCTGCGTGTTGGCAAACGGCCCCTGCACCAAGGCGCTGTTGATGACCGTCAAACCAACATCGGTGGTGACGAACACGATGGCTGGATTTCCGGGCGTGCAACTTTCGCCCGGTTCCACCACCTTCGTCATGCTGGCAACCTTCAAGTTCTGCGGCGTCACCAACTTGGCAGAAGTCAGGTTGTCCTTCCAATGCGGAATGCCGTAGTACCCGATGCCCGAACCGCCGTAGGGCGGCATGATGGCATCGCACGTCCGCGTCACGGTGAAGTTCTTGCCGACATACGCGGCCAACGGCACGGCAGCAACGGTGGAATTTGCTGCGCCGTTCTCGGCCTCCGTACACATGGCCCATGCTTCCATCTCAAAGCGAATCTTCGCCTTGCGGAGCATTTCCATTTCCTGCACCATCATCCGCTGCACAAACACCTGCCGGATCGGCAAGCGCGATTGCGCCAGCGAAACAGCGCCCCAAATCAGGCGGCGCACGTCGCCATTGGGCGGTCCCTCCAACTCGCAGTCAAAGCGCACGACCGCGTAGCCCAGATTGGCAAGTGACCGTTCGTAGGTGAAGTTTGCCGTGCCTGTGTACGCACCATCGGGCACGTCCACACGGCCTTGCACGTCGGTGATTTCGTACACCAGCCCGGTGCCCTGCTCGTTGTAGGCGTAGGTCTGCGATTCCCTGCGCCAGACCGTCCCGTCATCCGGCACGTTGGGAAGGATGGCATACCGCAACAGGTCGGCGTATGGGGCGCGATTGCTTACGTTGCCGACCGTGCCGTTTGGCGCAACGGTCAACGTGGCCCCGGTCGCAGCCAAATCCACCATGATGCTGCCACGCACCGTGCGCGTCAGATGCCCGGACGCATCCAGCGCGAATGACTGCACCCACCGATGCGTCAGCACGGGGTAATCGGAAGCGCCGCGACCGATGAAACCTTCCAGCGTGAACGTCGCCATTGCCACGCGCTTGCCTGTCAATTGCGTGACGCTGATGGACACCTTTGGCGTTCGCTTGGCATCGTTGGTGGACGTAAGTTCCGAAATGTTGGAGTTTGAAACCACCACCGTCCACGAATCCACGACACCGGAGTTCTCATTCACCAAGTCAAGCACGGCGGCTACGTCGGCGTCATCCGCCAGCACGCAATGCCCCTCAACGGTCAGGTGTCGATAGACCTGCGCCCGGTCATCCTCGGCGTATTCCGGTCGCTCCTCCACTCGCGTCAGCGTTGCAAACGGAAGCGTGATCTGCTGTGCTGCAATCACCAACGTCACATAGGCGCTTTGGGGGGTGTAGCCGACGATCTGCGTCATTAGATGACCACTCCCATCATCTTCAGGTCTGCAATGAAGGAGTCGTTCGTTTCAAACTTTCCGGTTGGGGTGGTGTTGCGCTTGATGCCTTCCACGTCCACTCCCAACTTGTACAGCAGCGGCCCCAATTGCGCCGCCAATGCCATGCCCGATGGACCCAACACGCCAAACAGCGGCGCGTAACTGGCCATGAACGATCCAATCTTCTTCAGCACGTTGCCCATGCCGCCCAGCCATTCCATCAATTTGGTGAACGCCGTAATCATGCCATCCACGGCCTTGATGAGCATGGCTGTGGCTGCCGTGACCAGCGGGCCGAACTCTGCCACGATCTTGGATCGCAAGCGCAGAAGTTGCGCTTCAATTTGGGCATCGGCACGCATTTGCCGTGCAATGATGCCCCCCGACTCCCGATTCACTTGCATGGCCGTGCGGAACTTCAACATCTGTTCGTACGCCTTGGCCATCTGAATCTGCGGCGACACGCCCCCGATTTCCTCGCCCAGCGCCCGCATCATGTTGCGAACGCCTTTCAGGGCCGAAATGGCAATGGACGCTGCCGATCCCACCGCAGCGATGCCAAGCGCAAGCGGACCCATCACGGGCAGCAACTTGCCCATCAGACCAGCCGTGCTGCTCCCCGGACCGATGATCTGCCCGACGTTCGCCAGCGTGGGGGCGCGAATGAACGACGCCAACTCCCGCGCCGACTCGCGCCGCGTTTCAAGCCCCGACACCATCCGGTTGAATTGCTCTCGCGGATCAAAGCCAACGCGCCGGGGCGCAGGACCGGACGAAGGCGTGCCCGCTGGGCCGACGCCCGCGCCGCCGCCTTCGTTGATGTCAATGATGAGTTTTCCAAGATCCTCGGCCATTACGTCACGCTCCACGGGATCTCAAAGGCGCAAGAGAACGTTTCCGTCCCACGCATCCAGCCCGGATGATCCGTCACCTGCTCCACCTGTCCACCGTTGCGCCACATCAAGGCAATGGTCAACAGGCCACCAAGGTCGTTCTGTATCAGCAACTTGCGAAGCCCATCAATGAACGGTTCAATGCCCAACTCCCCGGCGATGCGTTCCGTAGCCGTGGTGGTTGGGTCCATCAGGTTCCGCCACCAGATCACGATGTCAATGTCGCTGTTCATCAAGCCGACGCCGCTGCGAGGGTGCATCGACGTGTCGCCCTTCGGGATGATTTGGACCGCGTACTGCGCCGTCACCTCGTCCACGGGTGCTTCGGTCAGATAGACCTGCGTGCCGTACCCGTTCTCCGACATCCACTCCTGCACCTCGTCGCGCAGCGCGTTCCAAACCGTTGCGTTGGAAACGGTCATTGCTGCACCGCCTTGGAATGCATCATGCGGACCTTGGCCTGATACGCCAACGCCTCGTCGCCAGTCGCCTGACGGATTGCCACTTCGGTTACGTTCTCGTCACCGAACGCGATAGAGATGGCCTGAGCCATCGCCAGCGTCCTACGGGCTTCCAGCGCGGGGATGTTGAGCGCAAGTCCCATTGCCGTATCGCTGTCGAACTCGGACGGGAGCCGCCCATACTCCGCGAGGAAGATGGCGACTCCCCTTAGACGTTTCCCGACGCTTCCGCAGCCTTCCCGATGCGTGCAAAGGCGGCAAACAGCCGTTCATCGGAGCAGCACGCCGCCACGTCCTTGGACCGGGCAACGCGCCGGATGGCATCGGCAACTTGCCCGACTTCCGGTGCGCCCGTCACGTTGGCCTTTTGCAGCGCCGCCAGCACCTCGGCCCATTGCAGGACCAACTGGCCTTCTGGCAAGGACAGATTGAACAGCAGCGGGTCATCGTCATCGGTCAGGTTGATCGCCATTGGTTCCTCAAGAGTAAGTGCAAAGCACAAGCGTCTGCGGGTTCTGCGTGGCGCGGAACGTGATCGTCAGGCGGCGTTCCACGTTGCCGAAGTTCGCGTCCCCGGTGTCGTTCATCAGGTAGCAAGTGCTGAACGTGTAGCCGGGTCGGCCAGCGATGGTCGGGTCCAATTGCACGCCGAACGTGCTGCCGCTGTCGTAGAGCATCTTGCCAACCGTGGCGTTGTAGGCCGCGCCGCGCTGGGCGGCAATCAGGCTTGCCCACACGCTTGCATCCCACTTCACCAGCGTCACGGTGATCGTGGCGGTCACGCCCTGCACCACCATTTCCTCGGGCGCGTTGCCGCTGGCGCTGGTCTTGATTTCGTGGACGTGATCGGTGAAGGTCACGGACGGCAGGTTGTCGTTGTCGCAGAAACCAAGTTCGACGTACCCGCCTCCGGTGTTGACCATGACTCTAGTTGGACCGGAAACATTGATCGTGCTTGCCATTATCGAAGCCTCCCATTGAGGGTCATTGCCAGCCCTAGTCTAATCGTTTTGCCGATCTCCACCCATTCGTCTTGCGTCGGTACGAGGAACGGGCGCTTGGGAACGGTGACGCCGCCCCATGCCATCGTGTAGTCCTTGCCGCGCTGGAGCCCTTCCGATGCCGGGTTGGCTCCGGTCGCGTGCGTTCGCTTGCCCTTCTTCGTCAACGGGATGAAGTTGGGACCGGACGTGCTGAAGCCGCGTTCGTGGTAGATGCCATACTTGGCACCGCGCAGGGTGACTGTCAAGGTGCCGGGGCCAGTCGCCGCAGCCTTGGCACCCAGCGACCGAAGAAGGTTTCCCGTGTCGCGCAGCGGTTGCCCGCCTTCGCGGTATGACGCGCCCGATACCAAGTACTCCTTCACCTTGACCGGGACCGCTACCGTGCTGCCGTCCGCACGCTTGCGCTTGCGAACCTTGGTGACCACCCGTTCCGAAACTCCTGATAGTCCCTTCGGCTTCCGGCTTGTCCAGAATTGGGTGGAAATCGACTTGAGGGGCTGGAACGTCGCGGCTTCCCCGCTGTCGCCCCGTCCTTCCCCTGTGGCGATGTGCTGCTGCGCGTAGGACGCAATGGCCTCCGCGATCCCACGACGCACGGCAGGGCTTTGTAGCGCCTTGGCGACCTTGCGGGACCAACGGCCCATCACGCCCCCGGCATCGTCCCCGGCTTCCGGGGCGGGAAGAACGGGCTGGTGGAAACGTTGTTGTAGTAGGCGAACGTCTGCAAGGGAGTCGCGGCGACTTGCGGAAGCCCAGCCTCCGACGCCTTGGCGACCGCGCCGAAGATCATCTTGCCGTCCCGCAACGCTTCAAGGATGGCATAGGACTTCTTGATGCGCTCTTCCACCGCTGGCGGAATCCGCATGGCGCGGCGGTGGAACAGGATTTCCGTTGCCAGATCCACGGTCAGCATGACCAGCATGGGGTCATTGGCCGACGCAAGGCTGGACAAGTCTGCGCTGGTGTAGATGCTTCCCACCCGTGCATACGCATCAATCAGGCTGCTGGCGCGGTCCAGCGCCATTGACGTGATCGGGTTCGCGCCGATCATCGGGTTGCCCTGATCGGTGCTGAGTTGCGCGATGATCTGGGTATCCAGCGTCAGTTCCAGATCAGCGTAGGTGGCGTATGCCATGTCTGCCTCCTATGGCAATGGGGGGCGGGAGCCGAAGCAGCCCGCCCCCCACGCCTTGAGGGGGTTACGTCAGGTGGTCACATCGGCAACCAGCACGCCCGACACCGGAGCAACCAGTTCCGGGGTGCTGTTGTCAACCACGCGACCTTCGATGCGGCGATCCTTCGGATCGTCCCAGTTCTCCACGGTCATGTCCTCAAAGGCCATGATCTGGATGGTGCTGAACGACGTGGAGCCTTCCACGCCGACCAGACCACCGGGGCGCGACACGAACACGGCGCTGTTGCCGTAGATGAAGGAACGCGTCTGGGTGGCGTTGCCCTTCTTGCTGGTGTTGCGGACCGCGTCATCGACCACGATCTGCACGCCAAACAGGCTCGGCGGCAGCCCGTACCGCGAGAAAGTTTCCTGCCCCTGAAGGAAGGGCAGCGCGGCTGGGTAGTTCTTGACGTAGTTCTGCACTTCCGCAGTCTGCGACAGCGAGTTGGCGATGGTCGGGGAAATGACCATCATGATGTCGTTCGACCGCACCGCACCGCCAGTCGACAGCGAAATCCGCTGAAGGGCAGTCTGAATGCCCTTCTGGATGTTGCTGCCCGAAGCGGCGGTCCACGCGCCGCCGCTGATCGCGGTGCCGGTCGCGTAGTAGTTGCCAGCGGCGGTGAACGCCGTGACAGCAGCCGATCCGGTCAGCGCGGTCGCAGCGCGGAGCGAACGGGCGGTCATCGCCAGTTGCGCCTTGCTGCGGGCGTGCTGCGCCACCACATCCCACGCAGCCTGCTTGACAGTCTCGTTGGGGATGTAGAACGGATAGGCGGTGCGAGAGCAGGTGAACGGCACGAAGTCCTGCTCGTTCATCTTGCCCACGGGGCGGTCATTGCCCAGCGGCCAAGCGAACTCGTTGATGTCCGTCACGCGGATGTTGTCATCCGGGTTGAAGCGCAGGTAGTAGCCCGTCATCTGGCTGACGGGAACCAGTTGCGCATACTGCGTAACGGCAAAGGTGTTCACCGCACGGGTGAACTCGACCTGAAGAGCGCCCGTTGCGAGGGCGTTGGTGGACGGGATGTAGGTGTTCAGCCCGCCGCCGACAGTAACGAAAGACATGAGAAACCTTCTTTCTGGTTGGGAGGATTAGAGAGCCTTGACGGAGGGCATCCGATAGGCCCAGAACACCTCGGTCGCGGCAGCCGACTGAAGAGCCGTGAACAGGGCAACGTTGGTCGCAGTCGTGGTGGCAACGGCGGTGCCGTTCGCGCCGGGGATCAGCGCAGCACCACGGGTCACGCCACCCGTTCCCGCCACCAGTTGCACGCACGGCGACGGCTGGAAGGAAATCGGGTCGCCCGCCGCAGCGTGCAGCGCGGAGTCGAACCGCTTGGTGGACGCATCCGCCACGCCAAGCACGATGTCGGCAGCAGCCGTAGCGGCCAGTCCGGTGAAGTCGGCAGCGGTGGAAATCTTGACGATGGCGTAGGGGTTGATGTCCCCGCCAGCGACGATGTTGGGAGAGAACTGAAGCATTGGGTGTCCTTGTGTGAATTACCGCTTGATGCGGCTGTTGATGGCCTTGGTGAACTCGGACGGCTTGCCAGCGAACTCGCGCACCAGCGAAGCAACATCCACGGTTTCGGCGCTCTTGGGAAGCGCCGCACGGCCCATGTCAATCTTGGTGCCGATGGGATCACGGGAGAACAGTTCCCGCCACGACTCCAGCAGCGATACAGGATCGCGGGCAGCGTCAAGTTGCGCGATCAGGTTGTCCCGCTGGGCCTCGGGAATGCGGTAGCCCTCAGCGGCCATCTGGTCGATCTCACGCGAAAACTTCTCGCGCTTCATCTCCGATTCCAGACGGGCAAAGCGGGCCTTCAGGCGGGCGTTCTCCGACCGGAGGCTGTAGGTCTCGCGCATGGCAAGAACTTCCTCCTCGCCGTCCTCCTCCTCGGCTTCCGCACCTTCGATGTCGGCGGTCGCACCGGGAGCCTCGGCATCGTGGGAGCCGATGTCGATGTGAACGTCGGCCTCCTCCTCAGCCTCAGCCGTCACCTTCTCGTCTGCCGGGTCGGCAAACTTCTTCTTCATCATGTCCGCGAGGTCGGAAATGGCGCACTTCATGGCCTCCATCTCCTTGCGGATGTCATCGGATGCCATGCTGGCCTCCTCCTTGATTTCCGCCGGGACAAATGTGTTGAGCCCTCCACCAACCCCGGCGAGGTCGTGGTTGGACTTTGAAAAGACGATCTTGTCGCCCGAATGGGCGAAGTGCGTGTCGGGGAGCGGTCTGCGGGGAGTCTCCCGCCCCAGCAGGGCAATCTCCGACAGGTGATCCGACTCCGACCAGATTTCCGCCGACCGACGCGGGAACGCATTGGTGGCAATGAGTTTGTCGAAGATGCCCTTCCCCATTTCCATGTCTCCGACAATGTATCCGACGCCATTGCGTTCTTCGTAAGCAATTGCGGGGATTCGTCCAACGGCGCTCTTGGGCTCCTTGCCGTCCTTCTCATGCATGATGACCACGCGGGGGAAGGAGCCGCGTGCCATGTGCTTGCGCGTGTGCTGGACGATGCTGCGGAGGCGGTCGTTGTCGAACTTGCGAAGTTCCGGGTCGGCCTCGCCATCGTCAATGGTGGGGTCGAATGCCATGAACAGTTCCACGCGGCGCACGGTCACCTTGTCGCCGCTGTCAATGACTTCGTGCGATCCGGGCGCGGCAAGGGTCACAGTTCACCCCTTCGCTGCATATCCAGCGCGATGGCGACCGCCTGCTTCTGCGGGTAGCCCTCGTCCATCAACTTCTTGATCTTGCGGGACACGGCAGGATCAGACTCGGACATGATCTTCTGTCCGGGCTTCTCGGCTGCTGCGGTCGCCTTCGCGCCGGGGCGGTCGAATGACTGCGCAGCAGCCTCCAACTTCACCAGATCGGCCAGCACGCTTGATGGCGTATTGCCATCCGCGATCCGAGCGGACGCCAGTTGCAGTTCGCGCTCAATGCGCTGCCTTCGATATGTCATGTTTGGCAGCAGGTCATTCTCGATGTCGTAGATACGAGCAGCGACTTGCCGAAGCGCATCGAGTTGGCGATTGTCGAGCGGATGTCCTGCGTCATCCCACAGTTTGGTGATCTTTGCCACGTTGATGGCAAACTTCGCCTTCGCGCCGGGGCGGGAGAACACGCCACTTGCAGGACGGGTGCCATGCACTTCTGCGTCATTTGCTTCCACCCACTTTTGGAGCGCTGCGTTGTTCTTGAATACCTTTCGCCACGGCGTACTCTTCATGCCCTTTACGCCATAGGCTTCGACTGCCTGATTCTGCTGCGATCCATTGGCCGACTCGGCCATCTTCGCCTTCGCGCCGGGGCGGGAATACCAACCAGCCGCCGCTGCCTTCTTTGCCGCTGCGGTTGCCGCGCTGGCGATCTCTTGATAGCCCTTCTTGAGTTCCGTGGTATTCGGACGCACATCCCAGCCTCGGTCGTAGTTCACCACCACGTCGCGCATCCCCGGCATTCCCTTTGGGTTCATGTAGAGCTTGCTAATGTGCGGGAACTCCGGGATTCCGTATGCCTCGGATGGCTCTGAAAACACCAGCGCGCCCCAAGTGCCACCGTCCCAAGTTCCGGTGATCCATTGACCGCCTTTCTTGGGATCAATACCGCGAGAAATGCTTGCCCCCATCTTCGCCTTCGCGCCGGGGCGGGAGTAGTTTGCAAGCCGCTCAACAGCGGCCACTCCACGCGCCTCTTTTGCGCCCATGCTTTCGGCCTGCCGCATAAGTGACTGCAAGTTGCCAGAAGCGATGCGCTCCGCGCCACGAAGGTCATCCCACCGATACAAAATGGCGTACGGGCCGCCAGCACCATCGCCAACTTCGATCATGAACAGCCCACCCTTCAGGCGTGCCGTGTATTCCTCAATCACCTTGCCATTCTTCTTGGTCAGGGTCGATTCCCACTTCGACATCTTCGCCTTCGCGCCGAAAGACTCGGGATTTGCCGCCCAGCCAAGACGTTCCATGATTGCCTTGCGAATGTCGCTCATGTCATTCATCCTATCTGCTTTGCGATGGGTTTATGCGTTCACGAAGCCGGGGTCGGGGATCTTGCCTGATTGCAGCAGGTTGACACGCCGACCGTTGTGTCTGTTGATCGCCTCGCGGTTCAGCGTGCCGTTGGGGCGCACCCAGCCTTCCTTTATGGCACGCGCCAAGGGAACGGGGATCAGGGCGCAGCGGCAGTTGAATCCAACCGGGGGCGAACAGCCGATGCGGTCGAAGTCATCCATCGTGCCGACGTAGCCGTCAAACCGTCGATGCGTGTCACGGGTACGGTTGTCCTTCGTGGCGCTGAATTGTGCCAGCGGGACGAAGGCTTGAACCTTCGGCTCCCGCAGCACTTCTGCCGCCCCCTCTGTCAATGCCCGGTTCGTGTTGGTCCGCAGCACCGTTTCCAGCCGTGCGGTTGTCAATTCCGTGCCCGTCCGCACCTGTGCGGTGGTGACGAAATCGCCTAGGTTCATGGCCTTGATGCGCTTGCCGACCACGCTCTTGGTCGGCTTCTCCTCAATCACCTGTGCGATCAGTTCTTGCACCTGCTTGGTCTGCCGTGCGTCCATCGCGGTGACGAAGAAGGTGTCATCCACGATGCGCTTCACGCTGGTCATGCCGCCGGATGGGTTTCGCGTCACTCCCCGAAGAAGGCTGTCAAGGATCGGGCTGCGCCGCCTCATGTCGGCCAACGCCGTCTGGCGTTCGTGGCTGGTCACGTCCCGTGCCGACAGGCGGGCGGCTTCGATCAGCAGTTCCCACGATTGACGGCTGATGGGGACGCGTTGCCGAAACCACGACGTGATCCCCGTCATCCACTTGCTGCCAAATCCCTCCGTTGACAGCGGGACGCCCCGGTCGAACTTGGTGACCATCGGTGGCTCCCCGTCCTCCACCATGCCTTCCACGGCCTCGTCGGGGATCTTGGCCTTGTCAATCATCCCGCGTGCGCCAAACAGCCACGACGCCAGCAGCAGGGCAGACGCGGCTTCCCCAAAGGCTTGCCACGCGGCGTCCTCGTCATTGCCACGGACCTGTTCCGCAATGGCGCGGCGGTACGCCTCCTGCGCCTCGCGCAGTACGTTCCGCAAGTGCTTGTCCAACTTCTGTTTGTTCACCGCTTGCGCTTGCGCCGCATTGCGCTGACCTTGGGTGCCGTGGGTTCCGGGGCTTCGTCGGACTCGGCCTCATTGCCAGCGCCAAGGAGGGCGGAAAGCGGGTTCTCCGACGCACCCGCGTTTCCGCCTCCAAGGACCGCTTCCCCGTCCTGTGGTTCGCTCAGGCCAAGCAGATCGCGCACCTCGCGTTCCGACACGCGCCCGCCCAGATCCACGAACGATCTGATTGCCTCCAGACGTTCCTTCTGGTTGCTTCGCTCGGGGGCAAAGGTGAACGTGACCCCGTTGGCCTCAACGTCGGTGGCTCCAAGCATTCTTGCCACGACGCGCAGGAAATCCGTGGTGAAACTTTCGGCAAGCGCGTCCGCGTGATAGCGGATGACGCGGGAAAGCGTGTCGGCGTGCAGGTCGGCCACGCCCGACCCCAGCCCGGTGCTGCCCGCTTCGCTGGTCAGGCTTTGCCCCAAGATCGCTTCTTTGATCTTGCCCGACAGCCACGTCACCATCTCCATGAAGATTTGCGCTCGGCCCGCGTTCGCGTCCTTGATGTCAATGTCGTACAGCGATTCATTGGGTCCGATGCGCGGCAGCACGACGCTGTTGTCGTTGACAAGGTTCTGTAGCACCGTCAGCATTTCCGACTTGGCGGCGTCGTTTCCTGACGGGTAGTAGCCGACGCGGATTCCCAGCGCGTACCGTTCCGCATACGCGGCGGCGTTTTGCAGGATCTCCTGCTTCAGAAGCCAGATGTACCAGCACACGTCACGCGCACCAACGCCACGGTAGACCGCTTCGCTGGTGTTGGGGTCGATGAAGTTGGGCGCGGTCGTGAACACGCGGTGCAGCACGACGGACCGGCGCTCGTTCTCCGTGAACAGGTGGACCAGCGAATCGAAACCTAGATCCGTCACGGACGGTTCGTTGATGTACGCGCTGCCCACGCGCATGGCAAGGTTGCCGTACTGGTCGAACGCCAGCGTGTCGGACGCGAACGGGAACCACTCCTTGACGCGCACGCCTGTTTCGGCATCGCGCTCGTACACGATGTTGGCCGCGCTGCACCCGTACCAGACTGCCTCATGCAAGGCGCGGAACAGGTCGGACCGCCGTGGGATGCGGTTGACAATCTGCGTCAGGCGGTCGGCAAGCGCAACCAGCCGGGGGTTGTCCTCGTCGGCAGGGACCACAGCCCATTCCAGTCCAGCAAGCGTGACAAGCAGGGAACGCAGGACACCTTCGATGTCCGCATCCGCCCGCATCATCGCTTGGTAGTTGGGGTCCAGCCTGTATGCAAGGCTGGAGTTCCGCAGCATCAAGGACGCCGTGCGGAAGAAGGTGCGCTGCACTTCCACGGGCAGCGCAAGCGGCCCGGTCGGCCCGCGCTGCGCTGGTGCTGGCAGCGGCTTGCGCGGACGCTTGGCAGGAGGAAGGCCCGCGCCGGGGACGGCGTTGGGCATGAGCGGATTGCTGTGTTGCATTTCGGCCATTAGGATTTCCCTGCGTCTACAAACGCGGCGATTTCATTGCCGCTTTGGCTTCGATCTTGAACCCTTCGGAAATGCGGTGCGCTTCTTGCCCTTGCCAAGCATCCGGTTGATGGCTTCGATGCGCTCCCGACTCTTGGCGATCTCTTCTTGAATCTTGGCCCGACGCGCATCAATGGCAGCGATGTCCTCTTGATACTTTCGCTGCTCGGCTTCGCCCTTGGCCCGGAGGTCGGCAATTTTGCGGTCGATCTCAGCGGTGGCGCGGTCAATCGCCTGCACTCGCGGGCTGACTTCCGGTCCTTTGGCTTTCGCTTCATCAAGTGCCGTCTGAGCGCGACGAACGCGATCTTCGGCACGGTCTTGAGCGCGTTCGGTGGCTCGGTCGCTACGGCGTTCCTCAGCGCGGTAGTCGCGGTCAATGGCTTGTCGCGTTTCGGAAAGGTACTGATCGGTAAAGGACCGCCCCGATTCCCTTGCGCGACGTTCAATTCCGGATGCAGCACTTTCGGAACCCTTGCTGGTCTTGGCGCCCCCGGATGATTCCGATGATCCACCGCCGCCACCCCCGGCTCCGCAAGTGTTGCCCTGCTCAAACCCGCCGGGGCCGATGCCGCAATTGAACAATGTTGGGCGGGCAAATATTCCCAGCCGACGTTCGATTTCTTTCCGCACGCTCATTGCATGAGTCTAACGCGCTAGGCGAACATCCGACGCTTTGGTGTCGGTCGGTCGAACATCCGCTGCACGCCTGTTGACACCGTGACAGCGCCGCCGCCCGTGACGATGGCACCCATGCTGGCCGCGTTGCATAGATCCACGATGGCGTCCACCGTGTCATCGTGCGCCCCTGCCGGAAACGAAAGCATCTCGTCCATGACCGGGCGGAAGTCCTTACGCATCTCGCCGTTGTCGCCTATTGGGAAACGCAACTTGCCCGCCGCCACATACGGCTGCGTTCCTGCTGCCCGAAGGTGCTTGTCCGTGGTGCGTTCCACGGCCACGACGGGCTGGCGGCAGGTGGCGCGGAATTGGTCGAACACGCCCTTCTGCGGCCCGTTGGATTCCGCCAGCACCATCTTGCATCCCCGGCGTTCCACCAGTTCCCGTGCCATGCGGGCAAAGTCGGGGAACGACTCCCGCACGCGCAGGATGTCGGTCAGGTAGGCATTGCGTTCGCTGTCAATGTCGGCCACGATGCACACGGAGTAGTCGGGATCGTCCCGGTCCTGCTGCTTGCGCCCGTAGCCCCAATCGATGGCAGCGACCGTGTGGCGGTAGGTGGGCAGGTCGGCATCGCCGTAGTACGCCATCCATTCCGGGCGGTAGACCATCAGGTCCGTTGACAGCGGCACCAGTTCGTAGGCGCGTGCGTAGGCCATCGGCCCCATTGCGCCACGCGCTTCGTCAAGGATTTTGGGGGTGAACACTTCCGGCCACGGGCTTTCCGTTCCCACGCATGGGCGGCGCAGGAGCGTTCCGGCCTGTTCGCATTCGCGCCGCCAGTCGGCGGTGATGTCATCGGTGTGGAAGGGGGTGGCCGACCGCCAAAGCCGTCCGGGGTGCGGGGCGGATGGGTCCAGCATGGGCAGCCAAATGTTCGCCATCGCCTCCTTGACCTGTGCCCGCAAGGCGGGCTGCAAGACGGCGTTGCGAAGGTCGCAGATGTCATCCGGCCACAGGATGTCGGCGCGGCCACCCGTGCGCCCGAAGATGCCGCTGGCTTGCACGGACGGGTCGCGGCGTTCTGTGATCCCCGGCGCGGAAATCGACCACGCCATGACGGTGTCCTCCCCCGGCTTCAGGCTGATCGCCGGGAACACGGCCCGGTAGACCGGGGACCGGATGATGTCGCGCAGGAAACGGCTGGTGGCAGCTGCGGCGTCATCGTTGGAGCCGATGAGTTTGAACCGGGTTTCCGGGCGCTTCCCCAGCCACCATGCCGCCAGATAGGACAGGCTGGAGGTCTTGGCGTGGCCGCGTGGCAATTCCGCGTACCAGCGGTGGTGGTTCAGGGCATGGGCGAGGAGTTCGCGCTGAAGGCCCGACACGGGCTTCCCAAGGCACAGGGCGATGAAGCCCGCCGGGTTGTCCCGAGCCCGCTCAACGGCTTCCTGCCGCGTCAGCGGGGCTTCTTGGCGCGCTTGGCGGTCTTTGGCGGCGTGGGGCATGGGTTGGCGACCGTTTTGGCAATGGCCCCCAATTGTGCGTCCGATATGACTTCTGTGAGTTCCACCCGTTCCGTTGCCATGCCGTCATCCAATCGGCGCATCCGGTCCTCTTGCACGGCGGCTTCGATTGACAGCCGTTCAAGGATGGCGAGGGTTTGGGTGGCGCGGGTGATTTCCCGGCGCGTGCTGCTGGGGTCGGCAAGGATCTGTGCTGCCCGATTGACGGCAGCGCGCTTGACCACATCGGGAACGGTCCACCCTTCGCGGATGGCGCGAAGCCACAAACGCGGCGCGTCCGCACTTGCCCCTTTCCCCGATTCGTCCTCAGGCATCTTGGCCTCCACGGGCATCTTACACCTTTTCCCGCGTGGCTGTCAATCCTGTGAGCGTTTCCCATCGCTTGACGATCACGTCGCAGTACGCAGGGCTGATCTCCATGCCGTAGCAGGTGCGGCCAAGTTGTTCGGCGGCGATCAGGGTGGTGCCGCTGCCGAGAAACGGGTCGTACACAATCCCTTGCGGCGCGGTGCTGTTGCCCAGCAGATAGGCGAACATGGCCACGGGCTTCATCGTCGGGTGTTCCTCGCTGCGCTTGGGGCGGTCGAAATGCAGCAGCGTGGTCTGCTTCCGGTCGCTGTACCAACCGTGGGAAGCGCCGTCTTTCCATCCGTACAGGCATGGTTCATGCTGCCATTGGTAATCCTGCCGTCCCATGACAAGAGCGTTCTTTGCCCAGATCAGGCATTGGCGCACGGACTGTTTGCAATCGCGGATTGCGCCACGGAAGTTGTAGCCCTCGCTGTCGGCGTGCCAAACGTAAAAGGCTGCTCCGGGCTTCATGGCATCGAACGCAGCGCTGAAACAGGCCGTGAGGAATTTGCGGAAGTCGGAGTCGCTCATGCTGTCGTTGGCAATTTTGAGCGCGTCCTTGGTGCCGCCCGTGTAGTCCACGTTGTACGGCGGGTCGGTCAGCATGAGATCTACACGCTTGCCATCGGTAAGTCGTTTCACATCCTCGGCCTTGGTGCTGTCCCCGCAAAGCAGGCGGTGGGTGCCAAGCATCCATAGGTCGCCGGTTTGGGTGATGGGTTCGGCGGGCGGCTCGGGTACTTCGTCCTCGGTCACTTCCGGCATTGCCTGTGCGGCCAGTCGCGCCAGTTCCTTTTCGTCAAAGCCCGTGGCTGCAAGCAGTTCCGCATCCTGAATGGCAATGGCGGCAAGTTGCTGTTGCAGCGCGGCTTCGTCCCATTCCGCCAGTTCGGCGGTACGGTTGTCCGCAATGGCGTAGGCGGTCGCTTCTGCGCCCATCAGGTTGGACCGCACCACCTTGACGGTTTTCCATCCCAGCGCCTTGGCGGCGGCGAGGAAGCCGTTGCCCGCGATGACCACGTTCTTGGCATCCACCACGATGGGCTTTTGCTGGCCGAAGCGTTCCAAGGAGCCTTTCAGGGCTGCGAGGTTCTCTTCGGGGTGCTTGCGGACGTTGGCTGGATCAAAATGCAGGTCGGCAATGGCAACGTCCTGCACGGTCATTGACAGTCCGGTGGTCATCCCTTCCTCCTCTTGGCGGTGATCTTGATGCCTTCCCGGCGGCGCACGGCGATCAGGTCGTAGCCCGCCGCATCCAGCAGGGCCAGCGCGGTGGGCAGGGTGGGCACGGAATGCGTCAACGATTCCGGTGGGGCCAGCACGGCATCGACCGTGTGGTGCGCCGTGATCCCGGCATCGGCTACCGCCTTGGCGAACCCGTAGGGGGTTGCTTCGCGCTCATGCAGCGCGGACAGGATCGCAACGCGGACATCGGACGAATGCTCAATGGGGATCTTCTCAAGCATGATGCGATTGTACCCATCCCGCGCCGGGGTGCAAATAGAAACCGCCCCGCAAGGGCATTCCGTCGTGGAGCCTGTTGCGGGGCGGGAGACATGGCAGCCTTGCGGCTGCTCAGGATGGTTCGGTCATCGTATCCGAAGGCTGCTTCCGCGTGGGAGGAGGGTGCAGCCAGCGATGGTTTCGCCAGCCTCCAACGCCTTGCGGATGGCGTCCTTGTCGGGTTCGGTAATGGTCTTGACGTATGCGGGCGGAAGCGATGCGCCTTCGTCAATTTCAATTGACTGCCTCCCGCCATTCTGTGCGACGGACAACCGGAAGCGGCTAGTGTCAATGCGCGTGCGTCCTGTGCGCTCCATGACTTCCTTCAAACGTTGCTTCAGTCGTTCCGCCAAGGCGGCGTCGGTCTGTGCAAGGGCGCGGATGCGCTGGGCCTCCTTGGTTCGTGCTTCGGCCCTCATGGTCAGTTCTTGGATCAGCCCTGCGTAGTCCTCCGCTTTGGAGTCAAGCGCGGCGTCCAGCCCTTGCAGGTGCAGGTCTAGCGCCTCCATTGCTTCGTGGCTGTCAACGCCGCCTTCCAGCATGGCGTCAAGGATGCCTTGCATTTCCGTTCCGATGGCGTACAGGCTCATTGGTTCCTCCATGCGCGGACGCACTCGGCTTGCAGTTCTTCGATGGTGTCAGCCACCCTGTCCAGCCATTTTGCCTCGCTGTTGCAATGTTCGATGAAGTCGCGGTACTTGGGTGGCTGTCGGTTCGCCGCGTCCCGGCGATCTTCGGCGCGTTTCCTGATCTGCGTCACGACTACTTCTGCGTTCCCCATCATGGCGTGATCTCCTTTACGTCAATGTCAATCCCGGTGTCGGTCACCGTGGCAATGGCTTCATGGTTGCCTTTGCGTGCTGCGACCCTTTCCACGCAGATGGTCACGGCTTCCCCGTGATCGCGCAAGATAACTTCTTCCAGTTCTTCGACATCCTCCCGGTCTGCGTCGTTGCGCTGGCTGGTGGCGAAGTTTTGGAGTTTGCCCAGCGTTTCCACGTCGTTGGCGAGCATTGCCGCCATGACCAGATAGATCCACCGCAGCCACCATCCGGGCTCCTCCCATGATGGCCGATCCTGAATGATGTCCTCCAGCGGTATCCATTGATGATTGTCGGTCACTTGCCGCCCTCCTTGAAGCAATCCCAGTCAAGATCCTCTGCAATCTCTCGCTCTTCGCTTTCCTGACCGTTCTCGGCCATTGCGCGGCAATACATCTTTCTTGCCTCGTCGCAATCGGCGCGGATGCGTTCGACTTCTCTCCTGTTCTCTTCCAACGCTGACCGCAATGCTTCGATGAGTTGCGTGGCGTTCGGTGTCGCTCCGCTCAAACCCCGCGTCTGGGCAAGGATTCGGTCGGACTTTTGTGCGAGTGTCATGGCGCAGGTGTTACTGAACATGGCGAGTCTCCTTCTGTGTGGTGTTGTGATTCGGTCTGCTCTTGGCTCTCCGAGCCTCCCCGATCATCGCAATGAGCAGGACGACCGCGAAGATCGGGATGAGGATGAAGAACACATCGTCGCCCGATGCGTTGTGTCCGTACTTCGTGTTCTTGTATCTGCCGCCTACTGGCATGGATTGTGCTCCTTTCGTGGCACAGGGACAATCGTCACCAGATCGTCGGGAGGTGCAGGAAGGTCGCGCACACCGCGTAGCACCTCTTGACCGAGCAACAGCAGACGACATTCCCGCCTCGCCTCGTCGCGCTCGGCGCGGAGCATGGCAATCTGTGCCGCCATGTGCTTGACGGAGCCGATGTGCAACGAATTGACGTTGCGGTATCGGGTTTCGCCATCCATCCGCAAATGCTGCAATTCAACGCACAACACATTGGCGTCGTTCTTGCTGGCCGCATAGGCCACGAATTGGCGGAAGTCATTGACCACCGCCCATGTGTTGGGAACGTCGCCAAACGCCTCCAGCACCCTGTATTCATCATTGTCCGGGTCCATCTTGTCTCCATTCCTGCGGGCAAAGGGGCGGGACCACCCCGCCCCCTTGCCCCGCAAAACCAAGGTGTCAGGTGCGCCGCTTCCACACGCGGAGCAGGCGCGAGTGATTGGTGATCCGTGCGCTCTTGACGAAACGCCCGGTGAACTCCCATTCCGCGTTCTTGAACACGCTTCCGGCTGCTGGTCCCAACGCGGTCGGGTCGATGCCTTCATGGACAAGGCGTTGCATCACGTCATCCATCGTTACTTCCCCTTGCTCCTGTGCGATGCGCCGTGCGCGGTCGCGGGCCATTTCCAGCAGCGCCGACTTGGCATGGGCGGCACGATGCATTCCTTCGTGCTTCAGGCGGTCGGCTTCGATGGCGTCAAAGATGTCAGAAGGGAACATTGGCGTCCTGCTCCGTTTCGGTTTCTGCTGCGGCCATTGCCGCGCTTGCCTTGACTGCAAGGATGTCAATGGTGCTGACATCAATCCGGGCGATGGTGACGCGGGCAACCCCGTTGACCATCTGCCGCAAGCATTCCGCCATCTCGGGCTGCTGGACGCGCAGCCATGCGCCACCGTGTTCTGCTGACATGGCGTGGACCGCAAATGCTTTCCCGCGCTCCACGACGCGCTTCACGGTGATGGTCACTTCGCCTTCGTCGGGGAAGCGGTCCATCTTGCCATCGAAGGTCGGCTTCGCCTCTGGGGCGGGCGCGGCAGGCTGTGCGGGGGCCTTGGGCGCTTCACGGGCTGTGCGCCGGGTTGGCGTTGCCAGCGGCTTGCGCTCTTCGCGGTCCCGGCGGTCCTCCTCGGCATCGTCATCGTCCCCGGCGATGCCACACATCGAAAGTGCGCTGTAGCGCCT